CTTTTTCCAATAGAACGAAAGAAGAAAAAGAAAATACAAAATTAAAAAGAGAAAATACAATGTTAGAAAGATTTGGCGCTGCTTATCTCTGGAAAATTCCAGAATATAAAAAACACCAATTAAAAAAATCAGATGATACTTGCGTTAGTAAAGGTTATTGGCTTCCAAAAGAAGAAAGAAGTGATTTTTCTATTTACAGAAATAAGTGTCATAATCTTACTAGAATAAATGCTAAATTAAAATTTACAGAAGAACAATTATTAAAAACAGGGAAATGCGGTGATGGAGACTGTTTGCAAATAGATCATAAATATAGTATTAAACAAGGTTATTTAGAGAATATATCTCCCGAAGTAATTGCGCACCCTTATAATTTAGATATTATTCATTGGAGAGATAATGATACAAAGAAAATCGGATGTTCTATTTCTAAAAAGAAGCTTTTAAAATATACAATTTAAGTTAAGGTAATTAACAAATGTTATTTAGCAATATGAAAATCAGGAATGGAAGAATCGTAAGTAAAGATGAATCAAAAGATATTATCTATCAAGGCATTCCTATACATATAGAACAAGATATTGGAGATATAAGAGAGCATAAAAATGGACAAACAACCTTTTATGTCCCGTATGGCTATATTAAAAATACAAAAGGAATAGATAATGAAGAAATAGATTGCTTCATTGGGAATAATCCTTACGCATCAAACGTATATATTATCAAGTTAGCAAAGGCCGATAAGGAAGAAAAAACTTTTTTAGGCTTTAATACAAAAGAAGAAGCAGTTCTTTGTTTCTTAGCTCATTATAGCAATCAAGATTTCCTAGGTGAAATAACAGAATTATCAATGCAATTTTTTAAATCAATATTATATGATTGATCATTTAGACCCTTATATCGGATTAGTTGGAAAGAAATGCATAATAGAAACTCAAGACGGAAATAATTTTATAGCTTACCTTATAAACAAAGAAGGAAACAATCTTACCTTCGCAACAGATTTAATCGTACTGAAGAAAAGAGATATATTAAAAATTAGCATTAAGGAATAATAATGTCTAAAATCAAGCGTAGAAATATTGCTCCGTTCTGTGAGTGTAGTTGTGGAGAGCATGTTACAAAGCATACTCAAAAACCTAGATGGAATAAATATATAAATCATCATGCAGGAATAAAATATCATGTTAAAGATTTAGGGAGTAAACTCTGTGCCTGTGGTTGCGGCGAATATTTTAAGATAAATAAATATTATCAACAACAAAAGTTTATTATAGGCCATTTTTCAAAATTAATAATCCATACTCCAGAATCAAATAAGAAAACATCAGAATCTCTTATAGGAAGAACAATTACTTGGGGAGATAAAATATCAAAAGCAAAGAAAGGAGTTCCTAATCCTAAATTAAGCAAATATCTTACAGGAAGAACTCTTTCAAAAGAAACAATTGAAAAAATAATATTAAAGAAAACAGGGGTTCCTCAATCCGACGAATCAAAAATAGCAAAACAAATATCTGTTAAAGCTTATTGGGATTCTTTACCGCAAGAAGATAAAATTAAAAGGTTAAACCATATGATTTCTGATGAAGGAAGAGAAGAAGCTTCTGAAAGAATGTTAAAAAATTGGGAAAACCCAGAATATAGAGAAAAAACTTTAAGCGCTCAATTTAAAGGAAGACAGATTTTTCCCAACAAACCAGAAACAATTATATTAAATTTATTGAATGAAAAATATCCTAATGAATGGAGATATACTGGTGATGGAACTATTTGGATAAATGGTAAAAATCCAGATTTTACAAATGAAAAAGATAAAAAGTTAATTGAATTTTATGGAGAGTATTTTCATAAAGGCGGAAAAAAAGAAGAACAAAACAGAATAAATATATTTAAACCTGCTGGTTACGACACATTAGTAATTTGGGAATCTGAATTAAAAGATATAGATAAAGTTAAAAATAGAATAAATAAATTTGTGAGATAAATTAATGGCAAAAATTAATAGAAGAAATTCAAATAAAAATATAATTAATACTCAAGATTCATTCACAAATTTTAATCAACGCATGGGCATGGGAGCAGATAATTGTTTAACTGGAAGTACATATACTTTAAATAATTTTATATCGCGCAATCACGTTTTACTGGAAGCTGCATATCGTAGTTCATGGCTTGTAGGTGCCGCTGTTGATTCAATAGCAGAAGATATGACAAAAGAAGGGGTATCATTTCATTCTGAAATGTCTCCTGACGATATGTCTAAGTTACAAGTTGCTATTAATAAATATTCTTGCTGGGAATCTTTATCAGAGACAATTAAATGGGCAAGATTGTACGGTGGCGCATTAGCATTACCTATTATTGATGGAGCTGATTATTCAAAACCATTAAATCCAGATGCTATTGGTAAAGGTAAGTTTAAAGGCTTATTGGTATTAGACCGATGGATGGTCGATCCTAATGTTGGAGAATTAGTTACAGAATTAGGTCAAGACTTTGGTAAGCCAAAATATTATAGAATAGTTCCGGCTGTTATTGGAATACCTTTATTAAAAATACATTATTCAAGAGTATTTAGATTTGATGGAATTAAACTTCCTTATTATCAGCGTATAGCAGAGAATATGTGGGGCTTATCTATTGTAGAAAGAATGTATGATAGATTACTTGCATACGATTCTTCTACAACTGGTGCGGCTCAATTATTATATAAAGCTTACTTACGAGTAATTGGAGTTGATGGTTTTCGTGAAGCATTAGCAATGGGTGGAGATGCAGAGAATGCAGTCATTAAGCAATTCACTTTGATGCGCCAAATGCAATCGCTAGAAGGAATCACTTTATTAGATAAAGAAGATAATTTTACAACTCATCAATATAATTTTTCTGGAGTGTCTGATTTATTAATTCAGTTTGGAGAACAAATATCAGGGGCAATAGAAATACCTCTTGTAAGATTATTTGGACAGTCTCCTGCCGGTTTAAATTCTACAGGGGAATCAGATTTAAGAAACTACTACGATGCAATAAACAAGAAACAGGAAAATCAATTACGTCCTCATTGTGAGAAACTATTTAAAATAATTTATATGTCGGAATTAGGAAAAGAACTTCCTAAAGATTTTGAATTTACATTTAATTCATTATGGCAAACATCAGATAAAGAGAATGCGGATATAGCAACTGTGGATTCAACAACTATTATTAATGCTCATGGCTCTGGATTAATTAAGAAGTCAACAGCATTGAAAGAGTTATTGCAGCAATCAAGAGTGTCTGGCAGATTTACAAACATTACAAATGAAGAGATAAAAGAAGCAGAGGAAGAAGAAAAGAATCCTCCTCCTAATCCTTTTGATAATCCAGACGATAATCCTCCTCCGAAAGCAGATGAAGATAATCCTGATAAAAAGCCAGTATTAAAATCAGAAGAAGGTGAAAACGAAATAAGGGCTGCAAAGAAGTCCGACGAGCTTCCATTAGCAGAGCATAAAAAAGAAGAAGCCCGACATAAAGCAGAGACAGAGAAATATTCAGAAAATGATTCGGCAGATGAAGTTCTAATAGATAAAAACCTTACTACTGCTAATATTACTTAAAAGAAGATGAATAATGCCTCCTACAAAGCAACCAAATAATAAGTTTGTTTATTCTCATCAAGGAGCAACTCAACGCTACGAATCAGACCTCAAGCAAATATCAAATGAAGTTGATCGTATAGTTAAAAAGTTCCCATTCAGAGTAGGAGAAGAAATTAATTTAGATAATGCAGAACAGTTAATTGATAGATTGCAAACCTATTCTGAAAAGATTTACGATTGGGCAACCAATACAGCAAATAAGATGCTGGTTCAAGTTGACAAGCAAACTAAAAAAGAATGGGAAGCACATTCACAAAGAATGTCTTTAGCATTAAAGAATGAATTATTAAAGACAAACACTGGTAAAGCATTAAAGCAATACTTAGACGACAATATTCAACTGATTACTTCGCTCCCATTAGATGCTGCTCAAAGAGTACATGATATAGTTTATAAAAATATCTATACTGGAAAACGAAGAGCAGAAACAATAGCAAAAGAAATATATCGAACTGGTCAAGTAACACAATCAAGAGCAAAACTTATCGCCCGTACAGAAGTTTCTCGTGTTAGTACTGGGCTGATTAAAGTAAGAAGTGAAGCGGTAGACATTTCATGGTTTCGCTGGAATAGTATATATGATATACGAACAAGAAATGCTCATGCTAAAATGAATAATGTTTTATGTAGATGGGATGAGCCGCCTAATCCAGAGAAATTATTTCCTGATAAGAAAGTAAAACCTTATGGGAACTATTTGCCGGGAGCTACTTTCAATTGTCGTTGTTCGGCACTTCCACTCATACATATAACCGATATTTCTTGGCCTGCAAAAATCCACTATAAAAATAAAATAGTAAGAATGAATAAAGAGCAGTTTTTAAATATCAAAGGAAACGAAAACTACGGAACAGGAGTATAAAAATGTTACTTGAATCAATAAAAGAAATTACCAAAGATGGAAGAATAGTTGTAAAGGATAGCGAATCATTAAAAAATGGAGTGAAGGATGCTCAACAAGTAGTAGAAAATTATAAGGGCATTGATATTGTCTATTCTGAGTCAGAAGGAAAGTATTGGGCGAAGATAGGTACAAAAACAATAGAAGATATTGATGTTAATAGATTGAAAAGTAAAATTAATGGATTTAAAGACTCCGTGGCAAAAGATGCAGATTATAAAGGGTATAAAATAGAAAATAGAAATGGGGAATATATTATAATAATAAAAGGGCTTTTATACAACGAGCCTTATAAAACTTCTTTTTCTTCGTTAGCAGAAGCTAAAAAAGAAATAGATAATTATTTAAATAGAAAACCTGGAATTAAAAATAGTAATTCAAGCGACTCTCAATACACCAAAGCCGAGTATCAACTTAAAATGTTAAACTTAACAAATAAATTGCAGCAAGCAAAGCAACTAGGCGATTCAGAGGAAGCAAAAGAAATACAGAAAGAAATTGATGAGCTGAAAACATTAGAGAGTGGAGTGCAGGATGCAGCAACTTTTGAACAAAACTACAAAGGAATAAAAATATATTCAGAGCCAAATTATTCTGGAGGTAAAAAATTCTATTGGGTTCATCCTAAGACTGGGCAAAATATTAATTGGAATACTCTAATAGATGTTAAAGAAGATATTGATGGACATAAAGAATTAGGGTATTTAGACTCCGACATCGAAGCAAAGATAACAGATTTAACAGAAAAAGCAAAACAAGCAAGAGCGCAAGG